ATATTCCCATAAGTGGCCGGAGTATCAATAAGAGAAATGTAGCTGTTGGCATCTGCAGTTACAAACTTATGCCATGCCAGATCCCAATAACCCTCAAAGCGGTTCGCCTGTGTATATTGCAGCGAGCCATCATCGGGAAGCACCAACAGGTTTGAATAGTTCTGTATCCTGATGGCGTTATAAAACTTTGAATAACCGCTTTTAAGCATTGTGAAAGCATCTGATCGTTCTATTGAACCTTTACCCTTTCCTACCGCCAGCAGCCTGTCAGTTTCTATCCAGTTACATGCATCACACTCTGCAGCCACAGTTGCATAAGGACCAAGTATAGTTTCATAATAACTCTGGCTTTCGTTACCGTATCCAAGTACCTGACTAAAATCGGCATAAACACTGTGACCAAATCCAATAGCAACACCCCACGATGTTTTCAGGTCATAACCGGGGGCACGGAATTTTGATCTGCTATATATATAATTGGGATTATAAAACTCTGATTCAGGGTCTACCTTATTTCTGTCATCATACGATAACCCCGTTTCACTATAAAGCAGTAAAGGGTCTCTCCATAACCCATCAATCAGCTGATTCAACTTTGAAGGAGTAATTTCCCTCGTTGACTTCACTAACTCTTTAACCTGTGCCCTTGTACTGCCCATCAATAAGTATCTTAATATTCGTGTGCTACTTCAATTTCAAACTCTATGCTCATCAGATCCTCCGATGAATCATCTATTGTATACGATCCCGGAACTATTGTCACCGGCATTAAATTGATTGCCGTTAGTTTTGTATAAAGCGGATAATCAATTTTCATCCATACATTATCTGAAATTAACAGATCCTTTATCCACTTTCGTTCTGAAAGGCTTTTAAACCCGGTATTTATTTTATACCTCGTGTTATATTGACCTTGGGTCATCTTCACCGTAGGAGTTTTAGCCGTAAACGTCAATGCATCGTTTGTTACCGTCTCCCCTTTTACACTTATATCTTCAGTAGATCTCCCAAAGCAATGAAGTGCTTCAACACCTCCAACACTATTCGCAAAAAACAGTACATTGTGATTGTCGTAATTCTTATTATCAACGATAACCCAGAATATTCTGTCAGTTCCGCTTATCGAAACATAATACTTTGTTACTGTCTTATTGTTAGGATTATATACATACTTGTGCAAATCAACTTCATATGCTTTTCCAACCGAACACGTATAAGGCGAAGCAGGATCAGTGTATGTTTCCGATGTTCCGTCACTAAAATATGTCACACTCTTAATTGTGTATGATTTTGCTGACCCAACGGCAAACCATGCTTTTACTTCATCCGACACCGACGAAACAACTACTTCAGGCAGTCTGTCTGTCTGGTTTCTTTCAAGTTTTGTAAGCCACCTGTCACCATTAATGAAAACACTATAAAAGCTCGAACTATTTGCTGAAAGAACATTGAATTCGTGCCTTGTCAGTTTTCCTTTTAATATTGTAAGTGTCGATGCAGGATCTGTATTCCATGTCTCCACAAAATCACCGTTTGCATCGTAATAACATTCTCCAACTTCTACACTGATATCAGCGGCCAGTGCATCTCTCTCTTGAAACCTGGTTAAAAGTGAAGTAATGAAATCATACGTAAACTCAGTGTCAACAATTTCTGAAATGTTAAACGTTGCACTTCCATTCAACGGTGCTATTGAGTCAGTCCATGGACCTCCCGGAATAGCACTGTCTGTACATGTTATTTTCAGCAACAATCGGTGATCGTTCACGTTCACCCCATCTTGCAATGTCGTTGTTGTACATGTAATGAGAATCGGGTTACCGCTCAGCTGAACAGTTCCCCCCGGAATAGTAAGCGTAAATGTTGCCATCTCATGTATAATTTCTTCATCGAAATTACCACACGCTGAAAAAAGGGCAAAGGACAACGCCAAAACCCAATTAATGAATGATTTTTTCATAACTTAAGTATTTAGTTTCCCGAAAGCTACAACCAATCACCCCCCGAAAAAAGGACAGAAAAGACCTTTCTTAACGAACAAAAAAAAAGCCCGAAGCGCAATGCCCCGGGCTTTTCCATCCGACAATTTTCATTTACCTTTTTTTCATTACCCATTTATACTGATCTACTATTAAGTCAATTTTGAATCCCAATTCATACATGATATCTATCAAATCATTTTTATTTACATTATCAATGCTGGTAAACGATTCAATTATTTCATTTGTTGAATAAAATTCAATTCCTTCCTTATCTTCAGCATCAACTGTACAGAAATTTTCATCAATCAATTCCTTAATCTTTTCTTTTGGAATACTCATACTGAATACATGTTAATTTTTATACCTTTTGAAGCGTTTCAAGCCATTCTGCCAAATGACTCAATCCCTTTATAAGCTCTATGGCTTTTGTTTGATCCTCCATATTTATATTATCAATATGCCTCGAGAGAAACAAGACGGTTTTCGATGCCATCAAAATATCTTCCTTCAATATCGCATTATTGCTATTCTGATAGCCTTTCAATGTTGCAATTGCTTTGGGAGAAAGGATTACTCCTTCTACCTCAATGTGATTTCTAATTGTATTTTCCATTTTCGTATAATTAAGTATTTAGATAATTCTGTTTATTCAATTCATTTCCTCTTCAGGGAAAAGCTTTAGCTGACGTTTTTCAGCGTTAAAGTCTGAGTAACTTAGCTGTCTGAGTGCTTTAAGTTGTTTTTCTGCATCATCAAGAATATTTTTTGTATTCTTGAAGTTAGTCTTGGCATTTTCAACAATCTCCAGCTGCTGTTCAATTGCCTTTTGCTTTTGCTCCACAAAGTCGGCATATGAAGAAAAATAATTGTACAACGCTTCGTAACATATCAACTGGTATTTAAGAACTGAATCCCGTGCTGCTTCATTCACATTTCTTGAATCGATTCTGAACAACCAACCGAAGACAAATTTTAAGGGAATTGTGACCATTTCATACTGTTTTCCATCCGATCCAGTTGCGGTGCTCAGCACCGCAACTGAGCTTAGAATTGGGTCACTTGTTAACTTCTTTCTTTGGCTATCCGGATCGATACCCAAAGCTTGACAAATAGGCTTAATTGCAACTCTTTTTTCTCCATTTTCAATCACTAAAATATCAACCTCGTTGACCTTAGCCACTTTTATTGTTTTTGATTCAGACATATCAATAATGTTTGTAAAATTATTTTAACATACAAAATAATGCAAATAAAATTATTTAAACAAATGTTATTGATATTATTTTTTAATTATTTTTACATTATAATTAAATTTAAAATTATGGATGAAAATGAAGTTTCAGTGACATTTTTTGTTGATAAGGAATTAATGAGAAAATTTGAAGTGGCAAAAGATGAAAAAGCCAAAACATTAGGAATTAAACTAACAAAAAAACAAGCACTACAATTAGCAATGAAAGATGCAATAAGTGCATGGACAAAAGAAAAGCCCGAATCAATTTGATCCGGGCTTTTCTTTATATGGTATATTTAAAAATTCAGTCAACTTACTTTATGAATTTTGACAATTCAGCCTTTTTTAAATCAAATTCATCCTGCGTTATTAATCCCAAATCTAGCTTGTCTTTACATCTTTTCAGCTCCTGTAAAGCTTCATCACTACTAATGCCTAAGATTGAAATTTCACCTGATTTTAATGCTTCTTCAAAATTCATAACAAAAATTTGATAAACATAACCATTTGCAGGGGTTGTTATAGCCTGTACTTTTTTTGTTACAGCATTTAGGCTTTTTATTTTGACAAGACTTCCAATTGCTGTGCTATATAAAGGATAAGATTCTATAATTGCATATTGATTTAAAAAAGTAAAAACATCGTTTCTGAATGGCACACCTATTTTTATTGTATCCCCAACTGAAAATTTTGTTCCATCATTTGTTATGTAGGAAGTAATCTGCCCTTTTACTTGTTTAGTAATTACCTCATTATAATTTGCAGTAACATTAACAGCTTTTGTACTTTGAGTCACCTTTCTGTGGTGTTGTGGAAAAGCAAGGCATGGCAATAAAATAAATATTAAAAGTAATTTTTTCATGATGTTTAAGTATTGGTTAATACAACAAACTTAACAAAAAGATTAATACCCCGACATTTCTACAGCATTATCATATTTTTCCTTTTTTGAAAACACCTCATTAGCGTTAATATTTGCAGTAGCTTTAACACCTTCTGAATTTAACTTATCTAATAATATAAGATTAGCCTTCATCAATGATATCATTGTATCATTTGATTGAACATTATTATCTGGTATTGATGTATTGCTGGCTGTAAATCCCCCACTCTGGAAACCTCTCATCGACCTGGTCATATTTCCTGTGTCAAATGAAGGAACCAATCCCCGCTGCCTTGCTTCCAGATAATCAATATGTCTTCTCGTTTCAGGGTTTCTGAGCAATGGAGCCGAAGCAACCCACTCATTCGCATGTACAACCCCCACCGGCTTACTGTCGTTGGCTGCGCTTTCAGTGTATCCACCTGTTTTAAACTGTTGATTTTTTATTGTGGCTATTTGTGCAATAGTTGTTCCCCCAATTAATGCAGACATAACCCCTTTGTAAATACTACCTGCAGGTTCTGGAAGTGTTGATGGTGTTGCCCATAATTCTAATATAGCTAAAGCACCTTTAATTGCTGCCTGACCAATTGCAATAACTTGTTGTTTTTTAGCATATTTTTTTTCAATTTCTTCTTTTTTCTTTTCATCTTGCCCGGCCTTTGCAAGCTCATTTTCTTTTAATGACTGCAATAAATCACTTAGACCACTAAAAATATCTGAAGCTGCATTAATATACTGTTTTTCAGTTTCAAACCTTTCTAATGCGTGCTTCTTGGTGATCTCGGTCTTTTTCTTCTCATATTCCTCGTGACTGTCAAGCAACCCAAGCCTACGTGCTTCCTCCAATCCTGCCAGATCTTCATTCAGCTCTTCCTGAGCCTTCTTTTCATCCGATTGGTATTTTTCCTTAAGCTCATTATATCTTTCAAACTGTTTCTGGGCTTCTTCAAGTTCCTTTTCATTATCCGAATTCTGTTCATCCTCGGCTTCTTTGTCGAAATCTTCAAAATCTTTCTTGTACTCCTTCTCCAACTCAGCCATTGCTTTGTCAATATCAGCCTTCTGCTTCTGGTAATTCTCAGCAATTTTAATCTGTTTATCTACTATCTGACCTTCAATGTCAGTAGTATCCTCCCCGGCTTTTTTCTTCATTGCCAGCATGGCAACAAGATGTTCCATTTCCTTCTGCTCAATCACAGCATTCATTTCTTCGCTGAGCAAACCCTTCGCCATTAGCGATTTTTTAAGCTCTACAATTTCCTTATCCTGCTGAAGCTTCAATTTTTCTAAGGCTTTTTTATTCTCCTCTTCCTTTTTCTTATTTCCACCGGGAGCAACCGGATTATCTTCAATGTCACTGACTGTTTTATTTGTCACCGTATTAACAACAGCCTTATCCGTACTTTTATCAATCACCCCCTGTAAAGCTTCAATCTGCTCTTTATTTTCATTGATGGCTTTCGTAGCTCTCCTGGCATGACCTTCTTCTGTCTCCCACCATTTTTTACTCTTTGTTTGAATGTCGATTTCCTTCTCAGCATTTTCATTTCTCAATTCATCAATCTTAGCCTGGGCAGCTTTTACCAATGCCTGCTTTTCAAGGTTGGCAATGTAAGCTTCTCCCGCTTTGGTCAGCTCTTCAGTAGTACTCTTTTCTATCGACAGATTTCCAAAGTACTCCGGACTCATCTTATTCAATTCAGCCAAAGCAGCCTTTCTCTCTTCCATGCTCCGGTTTTCATCCTTGGCCACCGCCAGCAGATCTTCAGTTTTAAGCTTCTGCTCAATGATATCCTTCTTTGCCTGCTTTGTCACATCGTTAACTACCTTCTGAGCTGCTGTCTGGCGATTTAAAGCTTTTACAAGAAAAACAACTCCTGCAGCCAATAATGCAACAGTGGCAATTATTAATCCGGCTGGATTAGCAGCCATAGCGGCATTCCATGCTTTTTGAACTACCGTTCCTATTTTTATCTTACCGGTAACTAATTTTATAACTGTAGAAAATGCTGTCTGAGCACCTGCGGCAACTTTTGTCCATAAAGCATTAGCTTTTGTTTCAGCAGTGTTAATCTGAAGCATAATATTATAAGCTGCTATTGCACCGGCAACAAGAAGTATTTCCGATCCGTGCTTTGAAAATAATTCAACCATGGCACTTAAAACTTTCATAAACATTGTGCCTGTCGATACAGCGTAGGTCATGGCTGGGGCGAGCTTTTCACCAAGCTCTATTCTCATCAGCTGTGCCCTGTTTTGTGCCTGTGCCAGCTTCGATGCATTATTATCAGTGTTGATGGCAGCTTGTTCGTATGCAGTGTTTGTTCCGGTTACTGCCTCACTCAGTTCGTCAAATCTTTGTCTGCTGTTAATAAGCAACGAGGCTACAGTGTATGTTTCTGTTCCGAAAATATCTGTCATTTCTGCAGCACTCAGATTCTTTGCTTCAAGGTTTTCAAGTGCCTTGCTCATCCCTACTATTGCAGGGTTTGTATCATCAGCTCCCGTTTGAAGCTTCAAAAGGAATGTTTTTAATCCGGTTCCGGCCTTTTCAGCCTTAACACCCTTTTCCGCCAAAGCTTCTATTAATGCAACTTCCTGTTCTATGCTCACCCCTGCCTGGTTGGCAGCTGCTCCCGATCTTATTATCGAATCTGCAAGATCTCCAACTTCGGCTGCACCTTCCTTACTACCTGCAGCAAGTATATTAATGAACTTGCCTGCCTGGTCTGCCGGAGCTCCAAACTGGTTCATGATGCTTGCCAGTGCTTCTACTGCAGGACCCGTTTCCATCTGCGAAGCTTCAGCAAGTACTAAGGCTTGTTTTGTCACCTCGTTTAAGGCTTCCTTGTTCCCAAGCAACTCAGGTTTTGCTGATCCCATAAGTTTATAAGCTTCCAGTACTTCAGTAGCCGACTTTGTGATTCTTATTCCGTTTTCATCTACCGAGGTTCCCATCTGCTTTGCCTGTTCCGACAGCCATTGCAGATCATCACCCATCAATCCCGTTAAAGCTGAAAGCTCATCTACCTTCTTTTCAAACTCATTGAATGTTTCAACAGCCTTTTTTCCTGCAAGAATAAGACCTGTCATCGATGCTGCTCCCGCAGTGATTACCCCGAAATACTTGTTAAACCCGTCTGTTAGCTTACCAAAGGAGAAACCTTGTTTTGCTGTATTTCTTAATGCAGCATTATGCTCTTCCAAAATACTTTTCAAACCCTTAACCTTCTGCATTTGAGCCGTCCATTCCTTCGTGCCCAAAGTCATCTTATTAAGATCAGAATTCGCTTTAACAAATTCAGTACGTATTGATTTTATATCATTGGTGACTTCCTTTTCATTTAGATAAAGGGTCAATCGCCTTGTATAATGAGTTGCCATATTATGGGTTTCTAAGTTTTAATACTAATCTATCTGCTGTTATTTCAGCTATCTTATCTGCAAGAATTGGTGTTTCTTTATCCAATACTGAATTTGTCCAGTCTTTTAATACTCTTGGATTTTTTACATTATGCTTTCTACTAACACCTTTAATAACAAATATTCCATGCCTCTCAAATGAAAAAGAAACACTTTCAATCATCTCCCCATCCATTCTTGTTCTGGATGAAATACTATTCATTATCTTTTTTTCTGTTTGGTCTGGCAATCCTTTTCTTTTACGTGTAATAAATGGTTTGCTTTTCCCATGAGAGAAACCTGCTGCAGATGCTTTTAACCCTCGGAGCACCTTACTCTTAAATTTATTTACAGCTTCGTTATGTTCTCTGAATTCATCCATCTTAACTCCCGCTTGTACTCAACCATCGTGTTTCATCCACATCCACCGGAGCAGCCGATGTCAGCGTAAATGAATATCTCAGTCCGTAATCATTTCCCACCATGTTGGCTATAATCCCCACTTCTACACTTTCAATGTTGAAATCCTTAACTATCTTCACCGCACTGTTTCTCTTATCTTCCCTGATTTTCGCCAGTATATCATCACCAATCGTTTCCAGCTCATCCCACAAATCATGTATCGCTTCGAAATCTCCCTTATCTGCTACATGCCCCAGAAGAATGAAAGATCCGTTTCTATGCTTCATCACATTGTCACTCTTATTGTCGCTGTAGCCTATTGAATAAGCTTCAAGTATCAGTGCCGGGTAATTGATATTTTTTAACCCTGTCAGCACTTCATCAAGTTCAAACCTGTAGAAGTGCTTTTTTGTAGTAGTATGCTGAATTGCTACATGCTTTTCGGCCAGCTCCCTGAAATAGCTCACCAGCCCCTTAAACCTTGTTGCTGCCATCTTATGCGTTCGGATTATTGTTTTTACCTTTTGCTGCCTTCTTAATGTTTTCAGTCAGAAACCTGAACATTGTTGTTAAAGGCATATCTGCATATTTATCACTGTTGGCAATGTCATTGCCAACTACATTTTCATACACCTTAATCCATCCCCTCGGATCATATTTGCCCTTACTGCCTTCTCCTCCCCCCGTTGAAAACAATAACGGGAATGCTGCCTCAAAATAACTGTAAAACATACCGTAGTTATACAATATAGCTTCCTTCGTCGCCTCATCAATCATCAGGTTCTTTGACCTCACCAGGCACTTATCTTCATTGAATTTTTCTCCCATAGGAAGATAAAGGTGAGTGATAAATTTGTCTGCACTCTCCTTGTCATTGTCATTGTAGTAAGCATCGAAGAAAATAAACTGACCGAAAGTCACACCGTGCATCCTGTCGCCCGGGGCCACCAGCATTTCTTTACCGCATTGAATCTTCTTAATGTAGAAGATCCCCGTAAATGGCGATTTGGCAACCGCCTCTATTGCATCAATTATAAGGTACTGGCAAAACTTGTCAAGCTTCCTCACTATCCGTTCGTTTATACCCGTATACAACGAGATAAACCTCACATCTGTCGCCCCTTCACTCTTCGAGTAAAGAAGTGCTTTAAGCTGTCTGTCGCTGCACTCATCCCACCTTTCAGGCATGCAAGCCTTTACTGTGCGTTTCCATTTCAAAAGTGGCAGTATCGGATATTTTAAAGCAACCGTATTCATACCCAGAAGGTTTTTTTATCAGCGTTATCCCTTCCATGCAGGTACGATGATGAATTTTCAAATGTTGGCCAGTCAGTAACGTTCGATGACAGATAAAGCTTCATCGCTGCCATATAATTGTTACCAATCATCTCATTACGGGAAATAAGTTTCTCAACTCTCTCCCTGTCACTTGGACTTATCTCTGATTGGCTCTTTTCTATTGCCTTCCACGCAGTGAAATACAACCCGTTTTCTGTCAGATCTGCCCCGGTATCACTCATCAATTTGGCTGTCGATAGGTAGGCAAGCACATTTTTAATGTAAGGAACCAATGCAGTAACCTTAGCTGCCGGAGTTGCTTTAGCAATCTCTGTTTTTATATATGCCCATAATGTAGGACCAAAAACTTTACTCAGTTCAAGATCCTCAGTCAGCCTGATATATTGTTTAAGCCTGTTGAAGGTTAAATGAGATTTCCCAATATTGTAAACCTTGTCAAAATCTTCAGTTCGCCTGAAAAACAAAGTTTTGAAATTTGCATACTCATCCGATGATGCATAATCATTGAAAGTACTTATGTTTTCATGAAGATATGTCAATATATCATCAAACCCGTTGAAAGCATTAAGCTTAAACATCACTCTCAGGTTATCTTCCTGATACTTATACAAACTCTTTCTGCTGTCACTTTCAGTTCTTCCAAACCCTGCATCATCAATAACAATGTTCAGCAGGTCAAACCCAATGAAAAAAGCAATATTAATTACTGCCCTTTGACATCTCGAAACCAAACCATCCCATATTGCGGGGTTGTCAACCTCTCCGCTGCCTTCATTATTGTAATAATTATCGAGTGCAGTAAGTGTTGCACTGCCTATCAGAGGTCTGATATAATCCCTTTCAGCTGCTACAATATGAGGTTGCATGCTACTAAAAGCAAGATTCCCCGATACAGGGATATATTCCCTGATCTCTTCGTTAGCCGCGTTTTCTACTTCTTTAAATAACATAGCCTTTTAGTTTTTTAACCAAGATTATTTGTTGTGCCCTTACCGCTGTCAAGTGTCACAAGCAGCGTATTGCGGTATCTTATCTGAACATCTTCAATACCGTTAAACTCAAGCATCAGCTCGATAGGATCCAGAAGGTTTTGCCTGTCAAGCCATGCGTTGGCAATATTCACAAGGTAAGCTTCCCTTATATTCGATCCGCCCTGATTCCCCGCATAAGTTCCGCCCGGCATTCCTGCCCCCATCACGTTTGGGTTAATCATCAGTGCAAACATTATTTCACTGTTGGCAGCTGCACTGGTTATAAGCTTGTCTCCTTCCTGATACTTGTTTTCAAGAGGCTTGATAATCCACTGCTCTTCAGCCTTTCCTGACACCTCATTCAAAGTGTAGAATGTGAATATTGGCTTATCAGCATTTTCAGCCCCGCAAAGATTCTCTTCTATTGAATCCATGAAATCATCAATAGCCTTTTCTCTGTCAGCCTTAGTTTCATAATCAGTGTCAGGAAATTTCTTATCGAAGAAAGAATAAGGGATCTGTACGTGCCATTTCCAGGTAATCTGGTTTTGATAGGCTTTCTTCAGGAAAACAGGAACTTTGGCAGCAATATCTGTCCATCCTGCAAGGTATGCACTGTACCACAGCGGACGACCGTAATAATCATTATTGCTCCAGCTGTCACTAACAATAAAAATAAACTTCTTGCCTTTTGTTTTTCCTGCAATTTTCAGTCGTTTCAGATGATCAAGCGGATCATACTCATCAAGCACAGGGATAACCTCATATTCATTTTCGCCCGGAGTGTCAGGCCATTTACCTGAAACAACACACCATTCAATCTCTCCCTTGCTGTTTGCCTTGCTTAATCTGCAATATCTTGCATTCACTGTGTTAATACCGGCAACCTTATCGCCTGCCTGGTTCATAATCATCTCCACGTAGGCAGGACCAAACTTGAAATAATCCCTGCCTCCCTTTTCCATATAACGGCGTACAACACGGCCGGTACAAACCTTTACTATTTCAGGATCATTCACCAGTTCAAGCTGCTCGTTGCCATACTTGTCATATCCTGTAATCTTAGCAGGGAAAATGCCCTGACCAAGAGTGAAATTTCTTACAAACCTTAATCCCGTATTAAGCACACCCACGCTTTCAATCGTAGTCAGCGAATCATCCGGGAACCTGTTACCCGAACCCCAGTCTACAATCTCAATCTCCTTCACCTGTGTTTTATCCGGATCATCATCTTTCGGCAACGATACACTTAACTTTGTCGTTTTGTTTTTCGGTTCATTCGCCTGTTTCTCGCTCTTCTTTTCAGCAGGTGCACCCGTAGTTGTAGCAAAAAACGAACTGCCGTATGCAATTAATGGCACTCCGTCGTTATTTCTCAGCGTTTCTACTTTACTCATAGCCTTACTTTCATGTTGTTATATTCCAGTATATTATCTATCAGGCACGGGTATACATGCCCGGTCTTATGAAAATTAGCATCAACAGGCAGAAAGCCCCTTTCCCGGTTATTTGCCATGTTCCTGTTTATACCTGCTCCGCTGGTCACAGCTCTGGGGATATAAACAACCTCTCCCGACCGGGTACAGAACCTGATCGAAAAACAATGAGGCAAGCCATTTTCATCTTCCTTGATGTCAAGCTCGTGCAACACCGCATTTCTCTTAATAAAAACTGTCATTGCTTATTTTTTACCGAAAGGTAACCAGAGGGGAAAATCTCTCAAAGGACAACAAAAAAAACGCCACTGTGCAACCCTTTCAGGCGACAATGGCGCTTTCCGCAAATATAGAATTAAAATTAATGGATCAACCTAACAACCTTCCACATATAACAATCAACAATATATATAAGCTTAAATTCATTTTTGTACATGACTTCCGCAACATCATCCTTGGTAAGAAAAAAAACAGAAGCAAGCTGCTGCGCTATATCAACCGACGATAAAAATTCAACATTCTCCGGAGCATCATTATCCTCTGCAGGACGGAAACATTCAAGTATCCTTTTTTCAAAATCATCTGTCAAACTCATATACCCTCCTTTCTTACTGTCTGGAAGGATATTTTCTTTAAATATAAAGAGGCCCTCCCAACAGCCGGCTGACACAATTATACACACGGAACGTCTATACAATTACCAGAGTCAGAAGAGCCCTTTTAGCTCATTCCAACGTTCCGATAAAAATGTATAATTGTGTCGCCCTAAATGTACAAATAATACTCTACCATCCCAACAAAATAAACATAAAATTACTTTCTATTTCGACTCCCTTATCCCTGAATAAAACCTAAAACACTATGCCAATACACCTTATAACATTAAAAATAATACCCACTATCAAATTAACCATCACTAACAGCTATCAAATAACCATCACTAGCAATACTATCAAATTAGCCTCAATTACCCTTACCATCAATCAAACATCACCTTACACATGTACCATAATTCAATATTATTACAACCTTATCACATATATATCCAATTAAATATTAACAATATAACACACCAAAAAATAAAATTGTAACATCATAGTTACATCCCGGTTACAAAAAAAAAGCCCTGGTTAAAACCAAGGCTTTACACATATATAAATATTTGAATCAATTGATACAAGAAGCAATAGAAGCAATAACACCCTGCTTATTCTCTTTCAGCGTATGCTCAATAAAACCATCAGTAGTATAAAATCGAATATCGGTGATCAGAGAAGACTTAATTAAAGCAAGAATTTCAGGCGTCACCACATAATCCATTTCAATAAATGAAGTCTGAGAATTATTTGAAGAAACCTTTGATTCCACTGCCTGAAGCTCAATGTTTAAACCCTCTGCAGTCAGCAGAAACAACTTACTGTCTTTTTCAATTGCAAACGTCGATGGCATTGAATATCTCATCCACAACATAACCTCTCCATCAATCTTCTTAAACTTAAAAGTCAATGAATTTCCCCCCATTGGATTCTTCCATGCAATTTCAGTTTGAGTTATAAGCACCTGCTTTTTCGTAAACTTATCAACCTCATTCCTCTCATACTTGCAATTCTGAGCACTCACCAATACCGGCAAAAACAACAGCAAAAACAATAATCTTTTCATTTGAATAGTTTTAATTGGTTAAATATCAGATGTTATCTTAAAATAAATTTAAACAAATTTTCATTCACGGGGGAATTTAAGAAAATAACTTTCATATAATTCAATTTTATTTACAGTGAATAATTAACGTATCCGAAACAGCAAGCATTTCTTTTGTTAGATTAGTAAACTTATACAAATAGCAAAACAATAATAGATCCTTACCCTTTGCATTCTTATAATCCCCCGTTTCAATGTCAAAATTAAACGGAATCAAGCCGCTATACTCATGAACATCTTTCCTCTCACTTACATAATAAGAATCATAACCATTAAAAATACCCCTCACGCTCAGATAAAAACCATCCCATTCATATTCTGTAGGATCCACTGCATAATCAATATAAAATGTAACCTGCCCTGCCTCCGTAACATTACCATCTTTTGGTAAATAATACATCAAATCAACATACGAAGTATCAATATACTCCCCCGTAAACCTGTTATCATCAGTAATACCCCCGTCACCATCGCAACCAACTACCCAAATCAACACCGCAATAACAGCCAAAAACAAAAGCACTCTTTTCATTTTAATTTATATTTATTTATCCTTTTCAATGCATGAAAAAATATTTCTAAGCTCCATAGAAAATTTTATTTAATTTTTTCATACAAGCTTCAAACTCAATTGTATCTTTAAATATTTGAATAAAATCACGGAATAAATGCCTGATAGCCAAATTGAAAAGTAAAACATTCCCAAATGTAGATTTCATATAAATCGATTCTCTACAATATCTATCTAAAAAAGGTTTCACCATTTGAATAATATTTAATTAATGCCCCCAAGTTAACAATAATACCAAACCCATCAAACCAATTTCTGAAAAAATCAACACATACCGTTTTATTATTACAATAAACAAAGCCCCAACCTTTAACGGATGGAACTTTATTTCAGCTTCTTTTTGATATTTAAGCAGGAACATAACCGCTGGCATTAACTATTTTCACAAGCCTTCCCGACTGATCGAAAATATTAATATAATTCCCATATTCTGTTTCAGCCGATGTTATAGCATCACTTAAGGAATCAAAAACTTTCTTCCTGTTTACCCAGTTATCTAAGTACCAATATGTTTTTTATTCATGGTAAATTTTTTAAAAGATCAACTCAATTAATTTTTCAAAACAAACTCCCCTGCACCGGGATCTCCCTTACCTTAATCACCTCCGGCAACTCAGTAACCCCCACAGCTTCAGCTTTCATTTCCTTTTTCGCTTCATTAATCTTCATCACCTGAAAGCATTCATCCTTTTCAATCTCTCTGATGTATGGCACACAGTGCTCAGGATGCAGCTCAATCCTCCATCCTCCGTAAAACTTATTCGTCAGGCTGTCCATCCACGCCACTTCTCCCAGCAGCCCGTTAAGGCAAAGGTTAATAACAGTCATCAGGCAGCAGTTCATGTCAATATCACTCCCGAAGAAATAAGCCCTTCGGTTAATCTTTGCAGCTGCCAGCAATGTCCGCCCACTCCCGCATGCACAATCATAAACCTTTGCCCCGTCATGTATCTCACCCGTCATTCTGGCCATCATCTCACATATCGGTTCAGGAGTGAAAAACTGGCCATTCCTTCCAAAACTCAGATACTCCATGAAGAAATCACCAAAACAATCTTTCAGCCCCTCACCTCCGTTATCCATCTCCATCACTAACAGACTGAACGCCTCTGCCAGCTCATACACCTCAGGTTTATCGTACCTTCTTACTATCTCCAGGTATCTTTCCTCTTTCGCTCCCAGCGACAATGCACAAACAGACATTTCAAGGAAATCCCTGAACACATTAGAGAGGCTGTTCTTTCCCGACAACCTCTCCATTACACTTGCAAATGTCTTCATGACCTCAATTAACTTATAAAACCTTCATCAGCCAAAGACAAATATGTATCACCTCCCAGTATCAGGTGGTCAAGCACTTTGCAGTCAAGCAGAGCTAACACATTTGTGATCTTTTTCGTAATGTCAAGGTCATTACTACTCGGCCTTAAATTACCGCTCGGATGGTTGTGGCTCAATATCACAGCCGAAGCAAGAGCATCAATGCAATACTTTGCAATGATCCTGCTGTCAACCACCGTCCCGGAGATTCCACCCTGCGAGATCTTCGCATAGCCAATCGTTGTATTATTCCTGTTCAGCAATAACACAAAAAAGCTCTCGTAGATCTCCAGATCATCACCGTAGAAATTACTGATGTAATCAAAAGCATCCTTCGATGATCCGATCTTTACCTTCTTAAAATCAGTACTATTCTTTTTCAGTGAGAAAAGTGAAATAGTCGATTTATATGTTTTCATTTATTTTCACCACTGCCCTGTGGATTTATTTCGGCTTCTGGCTCGCCCGTTAATTTTGAGCCTTCCCACCATTGAGCAGAAGCGGATAAGGTCAACGGGCGAAATCCTTGAACCGCGAAGCGTTCCAGGATAAGTTCATACACCCTTGACCATTCCGCTTTGCGATCAATAACTTTGCTGAAAATTATAGAAGAGCAACCAACTCAGACCACTATTAAGCCCCGGCTTAATTATCGACCAAAAAAAGAGGCCAAAGCCTCTTTTCTCATAATCCCGGATCCGCATCCGATAACGAATCATCACCGTGACCGGTACCTCCAAGATCAAGATCCTGCAAACATTCATCTTCCTCTTCATCATAAGCCGGACACAACATACATTGACCGTCTAGCCTCACGCAATTACAATATGACATACATTTTTACCACTGCCCTGTGGATTTATTTAGGCTTCTGGCTCGCCATTTTTATGTAGCCATCGGCCAATTGAGCAGCGCGGATGAAGGCAAGGGCAAAAGCGCAGCGCCCCTTGTCTGTTCCGCGATGCGATCAATACCTTTTGCAATAAAAATAGAGAGAACATCCTCTGCTCCACTGACAAAAAAAAGAGGCCGAAGCCTCTTTAAAGAAATGGTCAGCGTTAACCAACCAATTCAACATACTGCTGATATTCAAACGATATAGTTTGAGTATCAAGCAATTCAACTGCACCTTCAAAATATACCTGATTCATGTATTCTATGAAAGAATCCCATAAATTACTAACCTGTTCCTGATTTTTTCCATTAATTAAAGTGTAAGTTTTCATAACATTGAGTTTTAAATTATATGCAGGACCAGCTAATCGGCAGGCGGATTAGACAATAAGGAATTGGAATACCGGAAGAAGCAACGCAATGAGGATATGCCGAGAAAATTATTGAATAGTTTACCCCATCCGACCACGGTTATACTTTAGCGTATAATTTAGAACAATGTGAAAACACATCTTAATGGGAAAAAACAAACAGGATATCCTATGAGATTCAGAATACACAGGCATATTTTGAACAGCAGTAAAACCCAATTCCGCTATACCAGGCATAAAAAACGAAGTTGTGGGGGATTGCCTTCAGTGTGTTGGCCAGAATAAAAAAAAGCCTTTCGGCTTTTCTTTAGAACGGAAGATCATCGTTTTCCTCTTCTTGAGTTTTAGCTTTCTTGCTCTTTTTAGGCTTCTGTTCAGCTGGTTTTTCTTCAGCTTCCTCCCTTGTTTGGAAGTAAACTGTATGAGTGCGGCCAAATTTATCTGCTTCTTTCATCTTTGCAACTTCAAAGCTGAGATAAGAGATGCCGTTCTTTTCAAAAACAGTTTTCATTGCTTCTTCAACTGGGATTACTACGCGGACAATGTCCATAGAATCATTCACTTGTTTTCCTTTACCAATGTAATTTTTTGTGTAAGTTTTCATAATTGTAAATTTTTGATTAATAATTATATGCAGGTAATAAAACTCAGTGTCAGGATCAGACAATAAGGAATTGGAATACCGGAAAGCAATGAGGATATGCCGAGAAAATTATTGGTTGGTTCATCTTATCCATGACACTGAGTTTACCTTAGCATGTAATTAGGAATAAAAATCAATTATGGAAACGTTCAAAATAAAGGTAAAGGGAATAAAAATGAATTTCAACCAACATGTGAAAGGTATTCACAGGAAGAAGCAATGAAAACATTTAATAAACGGCATTGTAAAGGTGAAGTTTAAAGATGGAAATCAATTCAGCCTCATACAGTAGCCAAACAAGGAAGGTAAACAAGAACAGTGCTCAGGTTAAAAAGCTTAAGCACAGGAAAACAATGATTGTTATGCAGAGAAAAGCCGAAAGGCTTTTAATTTGGAGTGCGGTGGCAGTGCATTCTCTTTTGGTTCTTTTTTCTTTTGCATAATTGTAAAGAGAAAAGAACTCCGGCACAATTTTAGGCGAAGTGGTTACTGAAATAGTGACGTCAGGTTAAATAAACTACCAATTATCAAAAAAAAATATCTAATCAATAATAAATCTGAATGTTGAATTTGCAAAAATTCAAAATATTCAGATTTAATTGTTGATTGATGCCGAGCCCGCCCTATCGAGCGAGGCGGAAAAAGAGGCTTTTTTAAGGATATATGACAGGCAGGGGCGTGCAGGGTCGTCCTTACTACGATGTCGTCCTATATCGCAGATAAACGTAGTCTTATGGCAAGTGTAGTCCTATAGACGAGGAGACACGAAGGTTGTAGACTTCTTTAGTCTGTCACCATACTTAGTCCAAATGCGCTTGTCAACAGCGTCACCGAAGTGTGTTGCTTCTTCAGGTAGTATTGAGCTTGATCGCTCTGAGCTCTTGTCCTTCTCATACTTTCCTTTGAAGTCTTTGACTCTTGTGTTGTTCATGGATATCAGCGTGTACTTGCAGTTCTTTCCATTGATTATAACAGTAGGATAGCGTGGGTCGCTGCCCCTGAAGATATTATCCCATAACAACTTCTTATCATGTTGTGGTGGCTCCATGCCACTGTGCACGCGCTCTGTTATCTCCCAGCCTTTGCTCCTGAACCTGTTCATGGCCTGCTGATTGTAACTGATAGACTTGTTGGCATTGAGCTGGTTCTTATCACCATACCTATCCCTGAAGAATACAGCCTTCCTGCATGTGTGCTGGTAGTAGTCACAGATGTTATCAACCACAGCATCAATGATAACCTTTGATGTTTGATTAGGCTTGACAAAGAATTCATTTATTATGCAATCAGTTTTCTCCTGACGCTTAGTCACAAAATTGTAATTGCTTTCCTGTCCTATTGTGAACAGTGCGATCTTAGCCTGCCAGTCAGGGCAAACCTCAATAGGCTTCAATGGATTACAGTCAAGGTCAAAGCGTGAATCAGGATTACCCAGCTTACCGAAATCCCAATCAGTTTCTTGTGCATAGTTCCTGATGAAATCATCATTGAACGCATCATAGTATACATGACGCCGCTCATCAATATGGTAGAAACAATCTTCCACCTTATCAATGAACATGTTCATCAGCTCTATCATGAAGGTAAGCGTTGTCTGCTTCTCATACTCACGCATAAGGTATGAGAACCCGACATTCTGAATATTGTCAAGTGCATTCGACAAAGTAAACAGTACTCCTGTCTTACTGATGAATGGTGTTATCTGCTTCTTAAGCCTGATGGTTTCATTCCATATATTCTTAAACAGCACTATATCATCGGCTATCTTAGCTTCAATGAGCTGCATTTGCATCTTAACAATCCTGTTCCATGTAGAAAACAACTGAACCCCTGCTTCTTCTTCATAGTAATCAGCGAAATTGAGCAGCCACTTCTGTTGATTTGAATAAGGCATTGAACTCACATAATGAAAACCATGGTGCCAGGGCACAGGATCGCAACCCCTTGGCCCCCACAATTCCTCATGCCCTCTGTTTGTTGGCGATGTCTCCTGATCATATCTTTCTTTGTTGATGGTCAAAGCTTCATCAACTATCTCATAATCGACATTAGGACCACGAGAAGATCCCTGCTTATCCTGACTCAGAAGAAGCAAAGCATTTCCATTCGAAAAGCTGATCACGTTCTCATACCTCATTATTTTCTCATAAGGAAGAATGAAATGAGGCGGTGGCTTCTGACCTACAACGTAATTTCCCGGATTCGATTTGTCTACATGCTTTTTATACCCCAACTTTTCTTCAAGAAAATTAAATGTAGATGGAAGTGTTCTTGTCAATAGCTGTCCATAAGTGAGACCTGTTACTGAAGTAAGCGCCCTCGGCATAGTCTGGTTGATCATATTAATATCATGCCCAATAAGAAAGCTCTTACCGGTACCTCGCCCCCAGATATCAATCTTCTTTGGTGCCGACTGCACAACCGAAATCTGCTGCGCCTGATTCAGTTTAATTACTTCAGCCATTATGAATTCATAATTTCTTCTGCTTCAGCATCACTTATCTCACCCGTTTCCAGTATTGCCCTGGTTAATTCCTGTCTCACATTCGCATCCAGCTTCGACCATTTTTTCATGTCGATATTAATAATTGTATTATTTACCTGAATAGGGATGACGAAAGTGTTTTTCTCTATCAGTTTCGGATCTATATTATCAGATGGCTTTTCCCCAAGAAGTTTGATCAGGTTCGCATGGCACTTTGCTATTGTAGCATTATCAGGCGGATTGCTGCTCCTGCAGCTTTCTATTGTCTTCGAAATATCATTCAATATCCACGATATCCAGAAATCATATTCCTGAACAGTATTGCTTGTGAACAACCTCCTTGCTATTGTCACATCCCTGTAAGCTTGTGCAATGCTCAGCCCGGGAAATTTTACCCTGAGAACTTCTGCAGTATGCTTCAATCGTGGCGATTTGTCAAGAAGATCAGATGCAACACGCACCCTTTCAAGCTGACGTTGCTGTGCAACCGGCAGCGGCGAATTGTCAGGATCAAGTATATGTGACTTGATCAAATGATATTCCTGGTCCTCTAATTGTTTTTGTGTTGTCATTTCCTTTTATAATTTTCCATTGTCTGAAGACTCGGAGTACTGCCATTTATTGCCGCCTGAAATGTGCTCTTCCTTAATTTCATATCACTTTCAAGCCAGCCTCTTTTATATGCAGAAAATGCTTCCGTTGTCTCTGAAGCAATGATTATTTCAAATTCTGTCGGGTCAACCTCAATAACTATCGCTATATCTTTAGGTTGATAAAACAATCTGCCCATTTCCTCTATCGTTTCAATCTGTTCCTTTGTAAAATTCATTTTCCATTACTTTTAAGTCGAAATCAAAAACTTCCTTTCCGGTGAATATTGTTCCTCTTTCCATTTTGGGGTTATCGGTTGCATTCTGGCTTGTCACCACACTGATATGCCAGTCATCATTCCAAATCAATGCTATCTTTGAATGAATAGAGGAACAACGATAATTAAAGCACCTCATTATCATGTCAAATGGTTTCGGACTCATAACCTTTACCCTATGATCAATCAGTAATCTGAAACTAAGTATCTCCCCGTTTGTAAGCTTTGAACTCAGCTGTTCAATGCTCCTTTTGTTGAAAGAATACGATGACATGAAAAGATGTGCATTCCCCGTTTGCTCCAAAATATGAATAACAAGACGCACCAGGTTGAAATGGCCAAAACTGTAAAAATGAATATCATGTTCCCTGCCCAGTAAACCAATGCAGGCATCAAGGTTTTTCCTGATGTCTGCTTCACTCCTGATGATACGTTTCGATGTCCTGAGGCCGAAACGGCCATCAACATCTTTAGTCGGGAGATTAATATTTTGAGGATTAAACAACATTTAGCGATTTCAGTTTTTCATCAATCTTTTTCACCAGCTCCAACCTCTCTTCTATCCTTTTTTCAATTGTTGTCCGCTTCGGCCCTGAAGGTATTGGTGTTTTCACCTTTTGCTTATTCGGATTCTGATATTCAAGCCTGTTACGATCTTTAGCAATATTAGTCTGAACGTTCTTTTTCATTGTTTTCAGATCTTCAACAGTGTTTGGCAACTCATCCTTATTTTCAATTGTTATACTAGAAGGAGTGACATTTTCAGGAACAATCCCGAAAGTAAAGTAATCATTGCGGATCTTGTAAAGAAGATCCATTTTATTGGTTATGTCAAAAATCGAATCAGAAAGTGCTTTCCTTTTGGCAACAACATTAGAAGAATTGTCATATCCCAACTCTTCCCTTTCTTTCCAAAGCTTCGCTTTTTCCTTATAAAAAGAAGAAAGCATGTTGATTGCCGATTGAATAACAGGTGGATAAGTATCAATAGCTTCAGCAGTTACATTTGTCAACTCTCCATCTTCAAAAGTCTTTGTAATTGTTAATTTGTGAGGAAGAGGAATCTTAACATCCATCGAAGTACTTTCAATCACAACCTTTGGAGGAGCTTTCGGGGGCAATGGTTTAACAGGATCACCAGTATTAACAGGTACATCCCCGGCTTTAGGTTTAAGCTTCATTAAATGATGAAACAACTTGCCTTTTCTTTCCGCAAACCGTGGATCTCCGCCTCTTAAAAAATTAATAAAAGGTTTATTATTGCTTAGCTGTGCAAATATCTCAACTCCTGTGTTATAATCACATCCTTTTTCTACCCATTCATCTATTGTCATGGCAACATCATTTTTAGTTTGAATAATATCTTTTGATGCAGAAGATCATTATATGACACCTGCACCATACTTACAAGATTTCTTTCCCTCCCGAACTTAATATAAGTCTGTCTGATAAGCTCTTTGTTATCAGGAGTTCTCAAAGCTCTGGCAATATCCCAGAACATATCCGAGTAACCCGTTTTTTCAAAACTGCTCATCTTCGGAAACTTCTCATTCAACCAGATCTTAAGTTCCTGATTCAACCCCCCGTCATTGAAGCTCATAAACGTGCAACCCTTCAATCTTTCTGTTAGCTGGGTACCGGTGAAGTGCTCAAAAACTACTTTCTTTTGTCCTTCAAGCAAAATAGGCTTAACCCCTGCTGAATTTGCATAAAGGCTTTTCATCGTGTAACCTTTGTCAACTCCATAATCAAACTGCCCTATAATTTCAGGGAAAAGATTTTTGTTGATAATCATCGGGGTATGGCAATCAAAATGGAATGCTGTATACCCTTTAAAGTTCAGAACATCCCTTGTCCTCTTCAGAGTCTTTCTCCATATGTTCTTATTCTCAAAGTAACTTTCCGGGAATGAATTCAAATCCCCTTTATGGAAATAAGGGATCTTCTCTGCAGCAATAGGCCGCAGGATAATATGGTCATCATTGATGAAAAGGAAATTATCACTCAGCGATGGATATGCTATTGCCCTCAGTACTTTTCTTATGATATTACCGTCAGGTATCCCGGGACCAAACTCATCCGGATGCTTTAAATGAGTAACATTCTGAATAAACTCAGGAAGTTCACCAACGATGAATACCTTACCCATTCCCTTCAGGTTTTTCTCCAGACTCCTGAGGCTAAACCTTATCTCATTATTGTTCCAGTTACTTCCTGTTCCCAGAACATAAACTATATCAAGCGTCTCCATAAATATGTAAATATTCTTTAATGATTTTTCTAATATCTAAATATGATAAAGCTGCCCCCCGACCAAATTCTCCAATGGTTGGATTATAATCTGCAATGGCTCTGTCTATGAGCCATTCAGCTTCTGTAATCTTATTTACTCTTCCACTACAATTTCTGCGGATAAATTCCCAAAAATTTGATGGAAGAATCAATCCTTCTCCCATCATTTGTTGATATGGTCTTTTGTCAAGAACTAAAACAGCTCTGCCACAAGCAAGAGCTTCATAAGCCCCCCTACCAAGGCTGATAACCATATCGGAATCATTAATATAATCTTCGATATTAAATTTGGGATTAAGGAATTTATTAGCTGAATTAAATTTAATTCCTCTTGCCGTAAATAACCCTTCTAAATAAATATTGAAATCCTTATCCTGACACAAAGAAAGAACACTTTGTATTTTATCATTCAAAGGTTTGACTGGTTTAAATCGTTCACAATCTATTCCATTAAAATACACCTCACTATCAATATTGTATTCTGATTTTAAGTATTTATATACTTCATTTGAAATAGATACGAACTCGCAAGCCTTTCTATTTGGCTGCTCCAATTTTGGCATTGTGCCATGACATGTTTGAGTTATATAACCATGTTTATAGCAAGCATCAACACAAGTATTATGATTCGCCAGTATCAGATCATAATTACCAAGTTCCTCCGGATTCGTTATAATCGGAATATTAAGCAATTCCTTCATCTTATCAGAAAACCACCCGGTCTGAAAAGTGAATATTTCAACCTCATGTCCCAATCTTATCAACTCACAGGCCATTGCGTAAACATATGTTTCAGTTCCGCCTGCAGTTACCAAATGATTATTTGTCAACAATATCTTCATATCAGTAAATACTATGTTTTTCAATTTCAGGAGTGAGCAGTATTCCCTTTGTTTCCTTATCTTCCCATTTTATCAATGGTCGTCCAAATGATGAAACCTTATGCACAGCCTTTCCTTTTCTCTTTTCCCACTTTGCTGCATACCTTGGAGCAAACTTCGAATAGAAATCACATTTCTTTTCCCAGTCTTCAACCGACAAACCTTTTCCATAATGCTTTACATACCCGGCCTCTAATACCCGTGTACCATTAGGCAAACTTGGTTCTCTTTGATATGGATTAGGAAAGCCATTCTTAGAAGAAGATGCTTTGAATGCAAATATTATCTCCCGATATTCAGGGCCACAAAGTTTCCTTTCAGAATAATTCAAATCAACGTCTATCATCGTAATATAGAAATCAAAAAGTTTCATTCTTATAGCATCGTAATAATTGAAATTTGGGTTTCTTAACAGACTCCAATCGAACTCTATCCTCTCATCAGCATCCATATAAACAAACCAATCATTAGGTTCTGCATAATGTTTCGCTCTATTTAAAAGAACATTTCTATTAAAATTCTCTGCACACTCTCTATTAGAATTCCAATTTTTTGAATTGTGATAAAATCTACTATCATAAATAGAGTGATTCATATAAATTTTAAGAGAAGAATCAGTACTAGCATCATTAAACACATGAATCATATCACAGAACTCCGCCATATGATCCAGCGTATCTTTCAAAATCCGCTCTTCATTTCTGAACATCAATAACCCTATTATTTTCATTTCATCAAGCTTTTATAGAATGAAAAACTTTCTTCTGTTACATTTCTCCTAAGCCACATCAGGCTTCTGTCATCTGTCATCTTCTTCATAGGCCTGCCATTCACCACACCGTTATGAAAGTTGGCAGGGCAAAACCCCTTGCCATGCTTTATTCCAACCGGCATGTTTTCCATCGATGCAAAAGCCTTGCTGCATTGATGCTTCCAAAGAGGAATATCAAAATATAAAGTCGACTTTGGCGGCCACCTGAACCGATCCAATACTCCAATCCTGAACCCGGTACAAAACAATGATGATCTTCCCGGATGAGGTAACACCTTATAACTCCTGTACTGTATAGAATAGTAGATAGTCCTGTCAATACCAATCATATCAGCAGCCTGAAACAACGGAATCATTCTTTCAATATAATCCTGAGGGTAGTAATCATCATTTTCAATGATGAAAGCATATTCATATCCCATCTTTCTTGCCACGTCCAAACCCTCCATAACTCTTGGAACAAGGTCAATCACTCCCGGAACCGGATCATAATTCACTACCAGGTGCAATGGTCCCTGAACCGTTTGCCCCTTCATCTGTTGTTTGCAATGTTCCAGAAACTCCGGCCTGTCATTCCTGTCAGGCGTAATCAGTACTATTTTATTTGTATCTATCATACTAAATGACTCTTATCATCTACTCCCCTGTCAAACCTCAAAAAATGGAAAAGATAAAACCCCTCCATTATTCTTATCTTCAACCCATTTCGCACCATCGCATTACTTATCTTGGTGTCAACTCCCAGTATTTGCTTACCCTGTGCTGTCACTGCCGACAAAACTTCATTGCGAATCCTGCTCCATGTTCCTTTCCTGATTATCATCAGGTGACCGGCAATCCTACGCTGAACTTCCTTAACTGCAAATCCCTTTTCATTGAACAGCTGCTCTGCATAACGCCTGTGCCACACAATATTTTCTTCCGAAAATGCCATGTCGCCCGATTGCTGGCAAGTGTAATGACATCGGTTGCTCACACATGTAAACAATCCGGTATCAGGGTATAAATCAATAAAGCGCTGAATCTTATGCCCGAAATCAGAATACATGAACATCGTGTCTCCATCAAGAATACAAGCCCAGTCATTTTCATGAATAAGATTCATAAAACTGTCTATCTCCCTGAAAAAATTCTTATCAAGGGCATAAGGCGTGAAACACCAAAACCTTCCCATTATGCTGCTTTTCTATACCTGCGATATTTTTTATTTTCTCTCATCCACCCTTTCAACTTCGGCTTTCTGTCTCTGAGCAGAACATCAGGATTGAAAGTTTCCTTCATCCCAAACATTATATGACTCTTGGTTTTCTTGTAAGTACCATCATTCCTTTTGGGGTTCGCCCAGTTTTTCAGATGTCTTTTCTGTCTCCTGAAAGTTTTTGGAGGTCTTACAGTATCAATCCTCTCGTTCTTCATTTTTTCCATTTGTTTTAAAATTTTCTGCCAATATAATTCGGGCAGAAACGGGCAGAAAGGACAAAAAAAAGCAGCTCTGTACAAGCTGCTTTAGTGCTATTTGTGTTTGTTACGCTTTTTAACGTCGTTCAACTCTGCCGGTGGTTTCACTTTCTCCGTTTCCGGTTTCAGATCTGTCACCTTTTGGGTTTCAATCTTGTAAAGTTCCTTTTTACCTGCTTCCGTGATCTCCAGATATGGAAGGCCGCTTTCCCAAATTTCCAGCAGCCATTCAATATTGTTCTTATTACTTCTGAAATCTACTATCCTTTTTCCCGGCAATACCAGCCTTGCAGGGCAGCGGTCAGTAGGTTTGAACAGGCGTTTCCAGTTCTCCATTACAAGCTTGTTCCGTCAGCAAGAGGAATAGATCCTTCGTACACGTAATTATTGCTGGTCTTGTATGTGAATTCCATAGAAATACCACGACGTGCAGAAGTTTCTTTACCTGTTCCGGCACCATCAGGCGAACCTTCAAGTGTTGCAGGGCGACTGTCATCCCCCATCAGGAATTTTGAACCGTTGTTGTCTTCAACAATGAATGCCAGGTTATCATTCTTGGCTGCATTCATAAAACCAAGAATCTTCTTGCTCAATCCCGGATGGAAAAGTGCAAGGTGCTGAACAAACGACTTTCCGTCTTTTTCTCCAACAGTTTCAATGTTGAATTCTCCGGTGTCGTCAGTTATATACAGCTCATAAAAACCCTTTCCTGCTTTCATCACAACGTCACCTGTGAGGGCGGCATTTGCTTCAAGAGTTGCAGGAGTTGTTGGTTTTGTTGGCCATGTATCTACATCTGCCCAATAGGCAAAGTATACTTTCTGTGTGATTCCTCCCATATTTTCTCCCTGAGGAAGATTTTTGGGTATATTGGCAAAATCCATAGTAACTTTTTCTTTAGAAGATTAAACAATGCCCTCTCCCCTAAGAGAAAGGGCTTGTATATACTTTTTATTAGACAGAACCTGATCCTGTATTCTGAATGTTGGTCCAAACAGCCTGGTCAATTCCAAAGCCAAGACCTTCCCACCAGTCTGCCATTACAGCAACCGAACGTTTGCTCGATTCAAGTGTGAACCTCTTGTTAGCTGCACTCAGAGAGTAGCAGTGCAACAAGTTTTCCTTAGGAGTGCAGAAGATATCATTAGTACCTGCCATACATGCCAATGGTTTTACATTGAGCGGTGTGAAATCGATGCCTCCATCAATTTCGTTGGCATTATACTTGGTGAAGAATCCCTGTGCCCTCTTATCCTGCATGTACTTTTTGTACCAGTACTGGCTCATGAACACGTTCATGGCTATTCCGCTGTACACTTCACTGATACCATCAGTAAAGAGTTCAACCTGGTCAAAAATAGTAGCTGCATTCAATGCACCTATATTCACACTGTTGATAGTCCCGGCTGCAACTCCGTCCTGAAGTTGTTTCTGAAGACCGTCCATCGATTTACCACTTACTCCGGCAACACCTGTTGAAGGAACAGAATAAACACCTTTGTAGTATTCATTCAACTCCATGTCCTGGTCAATTTGTTTTCTGTAGTAGTTTTCAGTCAACCACTTTACAAACGGCCAGTTTTTTCTTTCAGGCTCATCCATGCTGGCAAGGAAACCAAGCCATGTTGCTGTCAAGTCATCCGGATTAAACTCATCATCAATTTTCATGTGAAAAAGTCTGATTTCGTTTGGCTTGAAAGTAGATCCACCCTTTTGGGTAAATGATTTCTGGAACCCTTGCACTAAACTTAAGAAAGTTGGGTTTGCAAGTCTGAAGATCGTTTCGTCGGTTGGCATTGGGGTGCAATAACCCGGCAACTGCCTTCCCTGGGTAAGAAGAGAGAGTAACCTCTTTTCATTTTGCCCGCCTTTTACATAGTATGCACCATATTGTGATACTATTTCATTAACAGTAATCATATCTGACGTTTTTTAGAGATTGTTTACCATTTCCTGTTGAGAATTACTCCAACCGTCCGATTCTTTTTCAACCGGAGCAGGATCAGTTTTTAAAGCTCCTGTAGGACTCTGCGAAATCTTCGCAGCTACAATTGCTTTCACAGCAGCAGCCTTTGCGGTTGCATCAGCAGCATTGGCCACAGTTGGCCCAATAGAATTCATAGCAGTAAGCACAGCCGAAACTTCGCTTTCTGCTGCCTGTTGAGCAGTTTCAGCTGCAGCTCTTGCTTCTTCAGCAGCCGTTGCGGCTTGCTGAGATGCAGTTAACTGACGTTCTGTTTCAGCCAACGCACTTGCATTGGCATTGAGTGTAGCTTCTAAAGCCCCAAGTTGCTCTTCGTTCAGGTACACGCCCTGTTCGTCGCCTTCGAGCTGATCAACACCCAATACGTTGTTAATGGAATTAAATTGATCCATAGTTATTGTATTTAAATTTTGAGAATTGTTTTCTTCTGTAGGAGCAGTTGTCTTATTCAGGTTGCTCAGATCAACAACCTTCTGCACTGCATCATCAAAACTCCCGATCGAGTCAACAAGCGACCCTAAAACTTCTGCAGCTTCATAAACCGAACCATGCAATTGAGTATCATCGGCATTTGGCCTCTGTGTTTTCACAGTTGCCACAAAGCGATCATTAAGCTTATTGAGTTTTTTCTTTACGGGTTTAAAATCAAAATCATCAATTGCCTTATGGTAATCAGCATTCTTTTCTGTTGAAGCATCGGCATATATCGAAACTTCAAGATCACCATAGCTGTTAGCTTCCGATTTCGATTTCCTTCCTGTAAAATTTGCCATGGTCCCGATCGATCCAACCTTATAAGTTGGAAGATTGGCAATGATCTCTTTGCAGTTACACCCAACATATAGTGCGGCACTGCACATCATGCCATCAATAAAACCTACAACAGGCTTAGTCAGCTGACTGAATACAGGAAGTATCTCTTCCACTGCTTCAACTGTTCCCCCCGGGCTGTCAATTACGATAATGTGACCCAGTACCAGCGGATCTGCATCTGCAGAAAGCAACCTGTTGCCAATGGTGCGCGTGCCTTTAGGTCCGCACTCCTGATCGTTTTTAAACATCACTCCTTTCAGCGGAACAACATTAACGACAGGTACAGCCTCGCCATCTTCAGGCGAGGACTGTCCATCTTCGTTGTTGTCGGGATTTATTGCGAGAGGAGAAATAGTGTTGACTTTTACCTGGTAAGGAATGTTTTCCTCAGGTTCGTGACCGTCGCCTAAAACAGTTCCGTTTAAAACCTGTCTGAAAACAGGCTTTAACTGATTGAAAGTCTCAATGTCTATCATCCATGGAGACCTCGATGCTTCAGATATTACGTTGAAAATCATGTCTGGCGCTTTAATCTGAAGCAAAATTGGCACACAAAAAAAGGCGTATAAAGGACATGTAAGCCCTTTTTTACGCCTTAATTATTGATATTTAAGAGGTTTCAACCCATTTTAAAACGGATTGGTTATGAAGAATGGCCTTAATTGTGTCTTCCCTGTAAACGAAAAAGGAACATGGTTTCTTTCCGAAGTGTCTTTTCCTGTGTCCTCTTCCGACTCAAAGCTTAATCTTTCGGTTGGTGTACCGAAAATCTTAAACAAATTATTGCCATCTTCTGCCACTACCACCCATTTCCCTTGCTCCAGCTCTTCAAGAATATCAGCATCGGCCGAAGTCTTGCAGAATGTAACACCACTGATATCCACCTCATAATAAATATTCCCGTTTTCAACCTTCTTATTGAAAACAGCTCTGGTGTCATCTTCAGTGCAATAAAGCTTCACAACATCAGTCGTTGCCGATATTGTAACAGTCTGCCCCGATATCGTTATTACCGATGGTGGAACAGCCCAAATGTTTAACACACCCCCCAGGTTGTTAAACAATGATGGTTTTGTAATACTTTTCATACTCCATATAGATTTTGAGAGTTTGTCCATTTAAAGGACAAACTCTCCATAAATAACTTTTGATTTATTTTGGAAATTTCAGATTGATATGTACGGACAATCTTTTTTCCATGCCGCTGAAATTCTTTTACAATGCTTTCATATGCCCAAATCTCTTCAGGATAATTATACCTGTCCTGAAAATCAAGTATAGAATCTTTTGTTGGAAATCCATTTGCGACACTCAGTCCAACCATAGTATTCATAAAACCCTTTACCATGCTTTCAATAATCCTGTTGATGTTAATAACATCAGTTACCGAAAGCATCCAACCATAACGCAAAAACAGATCCTCAGAAATAATCATATCTATTTTTGATTTATAATTTGAAACCGCATCATTGAGGTCACTCTTATAATCATATCTCTTATTGGGCTTTTTCAGCGAGCGCACAAGCTCATGCTGCAGGATCTTGTTGGAACTAAAATCAGCAGGATTGCCAAAGTTCTGTTCAATATATCTTTTAACGTATGGCTTACATGGGAGGATAACATAAAAGTCTTTCGCCATAAACATCAATGTTTTCTTAAAGAAAATACAAATAATCAATACATTAAAATCGATTCATCCCCCGGAGTTATAACCACAAACCAAATATTAATTATTTAATTATCAGATACATAAAACAAAAAGGTTTCCACATTATTAATGAAGAAACCCCTTTATACAGAAAACATTGCATTATTGAAATGCAAAAACATCCTTTAAAAATTTATATTCATTGTAAATCAATTATTTACAAGAATAAGAAACCTTTTTTCAGTAGTTTTTCTATTATTTCTGTAATCAAACCTGCGCAGAAACGAAACATTTTCTTTTGTATCATCAATGTTTAGTCCGTTAATAACAGCATCAATAATATCCTGCTGCCTCCATTTATAGATGTAACCGGTTTCATACCTCCGTTTCATCCACATACTGAAGTCAGTATAAATGAAATCATTGATCTTTTCCTTTCCCCACTCATCAACATAAAAAAAATAATTCTGGTAAATACCCTCATTTCCTTCAGTCATTGGCAGGAAGATAGTTGTCAACCCCTCGTTTTTATGATTCTTAACAGGCATATTACTTCTTAAAACATGAGAAGAAATATGCTTGCCAATATCATGGTGACGTGTAATCGAAATTCCCTTTACTTCAGAAGGTGTTTTATAAATCCACCTCAAATAAGCTTCAAGCACCGGGTGAAGCTCAATTTCAATCTTTGGTTTTAAATCCATATTGTTAGTTTGATAGTTCAATACAATAAAACGTATTTTGTTAAAGAAATTGTATATGCCTTGATCTTAAAGTCAATACCTAAAATCAGTCCAGTGAAT